TTATGACAATCCTCTTGCTAGTTCCCTAACTAAGCGGGAGCGTAATCGGCTTGTGCGTGATCAACTAAGCGCATACGCTGGGCTACTCTGCAGATTTGGTCTTATAGAGACCATTGTTTTTCTGAAGAAAGCAGATTCCGCCTTCGTAAGGAGCTTCTCTGTTCAAGACGGCCGTCGTGTTTATACGATGGACGAAACTATCACCTACACACCCATGTTTAGATGTGCAATGACGCTCGTGGGTCGTGAACTTGATATATCGGGGAGGGATGGCTTGGTCATCGAATTCATCCATGAATGGCTGAGTTATCTTAGCAAGATCCCTTTGGACAGGCCTGACCTTGAAGGTCCAGCTGAAACAGCTTGGATCGATAGGCAGGTTAATCCGAACCCCATACTCGCGACGTTTAACGAAATTGACGTCGTAAGACGCGTTGTCGCATGGCTCCTTTCGGGCTTTGAGCCCTCGTTCGTGGGTAACCATGGACCTGGGACAGTTGCGGGTGGACTTAAAACTGTTGCGGAAAAAAACTCCGACTACAGCCCAACCATCCAAACCCAATGCTTGACAGCGTTTCACGTCGAAGACCGTTCGTATGAACTGGCTGACCCCCGTCCTGGGGAGTTCATGCTGGTTGCAAAGGACGCGAAGTCCCTCCGGTCGATTACACGTGAGCCAACAGAGATGCAGTTCGCACAGCAGGGCATTAAGGACGATCTATATAACATGATCGACCATGACCCAGATTGCAATGCGGGACGGTTTCTTAGGTTCTCTGATCAAACTCCTTCACAAAGGTGTGCGATCCGCGGTAGCCTTCCTGGACCGGACAGTAAACCATCGACGATAGACTCCTCGAACGCCTCAGACCACCTGTCTGTGGACCTCATCGCAGCGACCTTTCCGAGCTGTCTCCTCCATTATGTAATGGCGGGACGCACGTGGAACGTTGCTTGTGGACCAAACGGTGAAAATTTGGTGGAGTTAAGCATGTATGGAGGGATGGGTAGTGCATTGACATTTCCCGTCCAGTCGCTATTTTTCCTCGCAGTCGCAATTGTAGGCACCATAAGTGAGCATTACCTAATCACGATGGGTGTCGAGGGCAGCGCGGACGAGATCCTTGCGGACTATCTAGGGGCTAGGGGATTCAACACCCCCTTCGCTTATCTCGAAAAATCCGTACGGGTGTACGGCGACGACATCGCTATCCCTGATTTTGCCGCACAGCGG